TGGGGCAGATCCTTGCTGGTGTTGCCCTGGTCGCTGCTGCGATCTTCATTCCCGGCCTTGGCCTTGGCCTTGCTGGTTCTGTTGTGACGAAGGTCGGCTTGCTCGGCGGCGCGTTGATTCTTGGAGGTACGGCGCAACTGCTAACGCCGACGCCGACGCTTGCTGCCGCATCGGTTGGTGCTAGCGGCTATTCCGGCTATCAAGGCACCACCAACACCGAGATGGATCCGCAGAAGTCTTACAGCTTCAGCGGCATTCAGAACACCAGCAGAGCCGGCACGCCATTGCCGCTGGCCTTTGGTGAAATCATCACGGGATCCATCGTGATCTCGGCAGGCATCGATACGGACAACATCTGATGGACGAACTGATTCGCGGTGCTGGTGGTGGCGGCGGCGGCGGTGGTGGCGGCAATGGTGGCACCACCATCGTTCAGCAGACAGTCGTTGCGCCAACACGGACGCCGGTTCGTGATCCAGACACCCTTGCGTCGAAGCAATACGCGACCTTTGTTGATCTGATCAGCGAAGGCGAGATCGAAGGTTTCCCATCAGCTCGCGCCTATACGCGCGGCACTGATGACTACAACCGCGCGCTGCTGAAGGATGTTTTTCTGAACGGCACGCAAATCCTGCGCCAGGGTGCTGATGCAACCAACCCTCAGAGCGCGGACTACAACTTCCAGAACGTGACGCTGCAAGCCAGGTATGGCACGCAGGCGCAGACCTATATGACGGGTTTCTCGGACATTGAACGAGAGACCAATGTTCAGGTGAAGGTCGAGCAGGCGACGCCTGTCACGCGCACGATCACTGACACGACGGTCAACGCGGTCAGGGTCACGATTGCTGTGCCACGCCTGGAGCAGTACACCAACGAGGGCGACGTAAGAGGCACGAACCTCAACCTGCGCATCCAGGTGCAATACAACGGCGGCGGTTACACCACCGTGGTCGACGACACGATCTCAGGCCGCACCGCTGATCAATATCAGAAGGATTACAAGGTACAGCTATCGGGTGCGTTCCCGGTTGACGTGCGCGTGGTGCGCGTCACTGCCGATAGCGGCGACACCAATCTGCTGAATGATTTCTATTGGTCCAGCTTTACGGAGATCACCGAGCAGAAATTGCGCTATCCCAACAGCGCCTTGGTGGCGATGCGTCTCGATGCTGAGCAGTTCAGCAGCATCCCGGCGCGTACCTATCGGGTCCGCGGCATCAAGGTGCCGATCCCGAGCAATGGCACCGTGGACCAGACCACTGGTGCGATCAGCTATGCCGGTGCATGGGATGGGACATTCGCCGCTGCAGCATGGACTTCGGACCCGGCGTGGATCCTGTACGCATTGCTGACCAATACGCGCTGGGGATTGGGCGATCACATCAGCGCCAGCCAGCTCGATAAGTTCGCCTTCTATTCCGCCAGTCAATACGCATCAAGCACGGTCGACGATGGCTTCGGCGGCACTGAGCCGCGCTTCAGCTGCAACGCCCTGATCCAAAACCAAGAGGAGGCGTACAAGCTGATCAACGATCTGTGTTCCTGTATGCGCGTGATGCCGTACTGGAGCACTGGATCGCTGACCATCAGCCAGGACAAACCAGTCGACGCAAGTTACCTATTCACGCTGGCCAACGTCAGCTCTGATGGATTTAGCTATGTCGGCTCTGACCTGAAAACCCGGCACACGGTCGCGATCGTCAGCTACCTGGATCTGACGACGCAAGACGTTGCTTATGAGATCGTCGAGGACAAGGACGCGATCGCAAAGTATGGCGTCGTCAGCACCAGCGTGAAGGCATTCGCCTGCACCAGTCGCGGGCAGGCTGCACGCCTGGGCGAGTGGTTGCTCTACACCGAGCAACAGGAAGGCGAGGTCGTTCAATTCAAGACTTCAGTCGATGCCGGCGTGCTGGTACGCCCAGGCCAGGTGATCGAGATTGCGGATCCTGTGAAGGCTGGCGTTCGGCGTGGTGGCCGCATTGCATCTGCCACCACCACTGTGATCACGGTCGACGATACGGCCGAGACTGATCTAGTCACCAGTGGCAGCGCCACTCTGTCGGTGATCCTGCCGAATGGCACCGTCGAAACCAAGGCGATCAGCAGCATTGCCGGCGCGGCGATCACGGTCGCATCAGCATTCAGCACGGCGCCCAATGCGAACAGTGTCTGGGTGCTGAGCAATAGCACGGTCCAGACCAGCACCTGGCGCGTGCTGACTGTTGCTGAAGTCGACCGCACTCAGTACGAAGTCACCGCGATCGCGTACAACTCCAGCAAATACAACTACGTTGAGCGTGGTTTCAAGCTACAGACTCGCGACATTACGCAGCTGAATGAGCCGCGGCCTGCCCCGAGCAACCTGTCAGCTTCGGAGACCATCTACGAAAGCAATGGCCAGGTCAAGGTCAAGCTGATCGTCAGCTGGCGCGCTGTCGTTGGCGTCTCTGAATATCAGGTGCAATGGCGCCCGGTGAATGGCAACTGGTCCTCGACGATCGTGCCGCGCAACGATTACGAAATTCTGGACACCACAGCCCAGACCTATGAGATCCGGGTCTATAGCCTCAACGGTTCGCGCACTCCGAGCACCTCGCCGGCATCGCTGAGCTATGCAGCAGTTGGCAAAACAGCAGTTCCCGGCAACGTCCAGAATCTGACGTTCGAGGCGATCAGCAACAACTCAGGCCGTCTGCGGTGGAGCGCCACCACTGATCTGGACGTGAAGATCGGCGGCCGTGTTCACATTCGCCACAGCAGCCTTACCGACGGCAGTGCCACATGGAGCAATAGCGTCGATCTAGTTGAGGCAAAGGCCGGCAGCGCAACCGAGGCGATCATCCCGCTGGTCGAGGGCGAGGTGCTGGTCAAATTTGAAGACGACGGCGGCCGGCAGTCTGCCTCTGAGACCAGCGTCATCATCGATCTGCCTGATGCGATTGATCCGCTAACCATCCAAACCCGCCGCGAGGATCAAGATTCCCCGCCGTTCCAGGGCACTAAGACCACCGTCTTTTATAGCGATGAGTTTGATGCGCTCACGCTGGATGGCACCACGCTGTTCGACTCGGTGGCAGATGTAGATCTGCTGGCCAGCTTCGACGTGATGGGCGATGTATCCAGCAGCGGCACCTATGCCTTCGCCAATACCTTGGACCTTGGCGCAGTGTTTTCCCTTGACTTGCGCCGCTACTTCGTCACTCGCGGCTATCTGCCTGGTGATCTGATCGATTCCAGAACAAACCAAGTCGATGATTGGGCGGACTGGGATGGTGCAGTTGTGAACAAGGTGAACGCCAAGCTGATGCTGCGTTCGACCAACGACAACCCTGGCGGTTCACCGACCTGGGGGACGTGGCAGGAATTTGCGAATGGCACGTTCAAAGCGCGGGCGTTTCAGTTCCGCGCAGATCTGACCAGCAGCGCAATCGATCAAAACATCCTGATCGATGAGCTGGGCTATTCGGCCACCTTCCAGCGCCGCACTGAGCAAAGTGCAACAGCTGTCTCCAGTGGTGCTGGTGCCAAGAGCATCACGTTCGCGAATGCCTTCTGGACTGGTACCGCAAGTCTTGGCGGCCTGAATGCTTACCTGCCCAGCATTGGCATCACTGCTCAAAACCTAGGCAGCGGTGAATACTTTGAGGTGACCAGCGTCAGCAGCACTGGGTTCACCGTGACCTTCCGCAACTCTGGCGGCACGGCGATCGATCGCAATTTCAACTGGAGCGCGGTCGGATTTGGCAAGGCTGGTTAAAGTGGCTGTATATGACTTGCTTCTGACGTTGTGGCGCAGGCAGACGGTGTTGTAAGCAACGGAACAGGCGCGGCCGTAAGGAGCGATATCAACGGCCAGCTGGCGGCGCTGTTCACTAGCCACTCTGGCGCGACGGAACCAGCAACCACCTACGCTTATCAGCCGTGGGCAGATACCACCGCCAACGTCTACAAGCTGAGGAATGGCGCAAACTCAGCATGGATCGAGCTGTTCGAGTTAGATGGTGAGTTTGGCAGCAAGGTTTTCAACGGCAACATCACGCTGAACGCCCAGGGTGATCTGCGTTTCGCCGACTCTGACAGCAGCAACTGGGTTGCATTTCAAGCTCCCGCCACAGTTGCCAGCAATGTGACCTGGACGCTGCCCAGCACCGATGGCACATCAAACCAAGCAATCGTCACCAACGGCAGCGGCACCCTGAGCTGGGCATCGCCGCTCCTTGCATCTGGTGGCACGGTCACCGGCGCACTGGAGATTGGCACCACTGGCTCGCTGGTGTTTGAAGGCACCACCGCTGATGGCTTTGAGACCACGCTGGCGGTCACCGATCCAACGGCTGATAACACGATCACCCTGCCGAACGCCACTGGCACGGTTCCGCTGTTGAGCTTGGCGCAGACCTTTACGGCAGCACAACGCGGCACGATCACCGCCCTGACCGATGGCACCACGATCACCCCGGATTTTGCCGTCACCAACAACTACTCGGTCACGCTGGGTGGCAACCGCACGCTGGCGAACCCGACCAACATCACCGCCGGACAGTCGGGCTGCATCTTCATCACGCAGGATGGCACCGGCAGCCGCACACTGGCATTCGGCAGCTACTGGGACTTCCCGGCTGGCACCGCACCAACGCTGACTACCACTGCAGCAGCCGTGGATCTGTTGGTTTATACAGTGCGGACCACGACTAGCATCCAAGCACAACTGATCGCCAACTTCAGCTAATGGGCATCCCCGGATCAGCCAACCCGATGCTGCTGGCTGGAGCTGCTGGCGCGTACGAGATCAACCAGAGCCTGCGGTTTAACTCGGCGGATAGCGCGTACCTGAATCGCACTCCGGCTAGTGCGGGGAATCGCAAGACGTGGACGTTCAGTTGCTGGGCAAAACGAGGTAAAAATGATAACTACTACACCTTTGGGATGTCCGCCAATTCCTCTGGAACGGACTATGCGGCTGCTGGAATTTGGGGATACAGCACAGAGCAGGATACTATAATTTTAGGTCTCGACCCGAATAGTGCTACCGCTAGATTAAAGACAAGCGCCGTATATCGTGATTATTCTGGTTGGTATCACATCGTTGTCGCGTGGGACACGACTCAAGCGACTGCTTCTAATCGCATCAAGTTGTATGTAAATGGTGTTCAGCAAACTGCACTTGCTACGGCAAATTATCCATCTCAGAACTTTGATGGTCTTATAAATAACACGCACGTTCATTACATAGGAAAAGCGTGGTCTGGCGATGCAACAAATGACGGCTACCTAGCCGAAGTCAACTTCATCGACGGCACTGCCCTTGACCCATCCTCCTTCGGTGAAACCGACACCATCACCGGGGCGTGGATTCCTAAGAAGTACAGCGGCAGCTACGGCACCAACGGGTTCTATCTGAAGTTCGAAAGCAGCGGTATCGGCACTGATTCCAGCGGCAACGGCAATACGTGGACCGCTAATAACTTCAGCACCTCCGGCACTGGCACGGACGTGATGAGCGACACGCCGACGACGAACTGGTGTACGTGGAACCCAATTAACAAAGGTTCAAGCGCAGGTAGTTACGGCAGCCAGTTAAGTGACGGCAACCTTGTTCTTGCTTACAACAAAACCGCTGGCGATTTCTACGCGACAAGCACCTTTGGTCTGCCCACAACTGGCAAGTGGTATTGGGAACAAAGGCTGACTTCAGCAGGCAGCCTTTTTGCAGTCATGGGTATCGCTGAACTTAACTGGACTTGGAATGTTTCGCCAAGAGTTAGTTACTTCAGCAGCGGAAAGATTGTCATATCTCCAGATAGCAGTAGCGATGCTCAAACAGGTCTATCGACGTACACAACTGGCGACGTAATTGGACATGCGTGGGATGCAGATGCTGGAACACTTCAGTTCTACAAAAACGGTACTGCAGTAGGAAACCCACAAGCGCCAACAACCACGTCAGGCATTACGTTTGCTATTGCCTTCAACGCTGCATCAGACACTGGCTGGACGACAGTGTTGAACTGTGGGCAAAGAGCCTTCGAGCAAACCCCACCCACGGGCTACAAGGCACTGAACACCGCGAACCTGCCCGAGCCAACGATTAAGAAGGGCAGCAGCTACTTCGACACGGTGCTTTATACGGGAGACGGTGCAGCATCAAAAAGCATCACAGGGTTTGGCTTTTCTCCAGATTTTGTGTGGATTAAATCCCGCAGCTTGGCGTATGCGCACAACTTAGGCGATATAGTTCGCGGCGTAAATAACACACTTAGCAGTAATACTACCGGAGCTGAAAACTATGCCGGAAGTGGTGATATTACAGCTTTTAATAGTGACGGATTTTCGATTCGTGAAACCGGAAATTGGGGAATAAATACTAATGCGCAAACCTACGTCGCATGGGCGTGGGACGCAAACGGCGCTGGCTCCAGTAACAACGCAGGCACCATCACCAGCACGGTAAGCGCCAACGCAACCGCTGGGTTCTCGATTGCCACCTACACAGGAACCGGATCTAATGCTTCGTTTGGACATGGGCTGGGTGTTGTTCCTTCCATGTGCATCATTAAGCAACGAAACACCGCACAAAGCTGGT